GTACTGCTGTTTCTTTGCCCTTAGGTACTTCTGCACCTATTATTAGTAACGGTACTAATCCCAGTTTTACTGTAGCTGGTGTTACACGTGACATGAAGTCTCTTACCACTGGTACTTTGGACAATGCTTTATTTTTGCAATCTCCTAGCATTGCTGCTGGTGTTCAGAATGTTGCATTTAGCAATTCTGGTCTGTATGCCGACTTGAGTTCTGCAACTGCTGCGACTATTAATCAGCTTCGTCAATCTTTCCAAATTCAGAAATTACTTGAAAGGGATGCCCGTGGTGGTACACGTTACACGGAGATCGTTCGCGCCCATTTTGGTGTTATCTCTCCCGATGCTCGTTTACAACGTCCTGAGTATCTTGGCGGTGGTTCTACACCTATTCAAATCAACCCGATCGCTCAGACTTCGGGCACTAATGCGTCTGGTACGTCTACACCGCTTGGCAATTTGGCGGCGATGGGCACAGGTCTTGCACATGGCCATGGATTTACGCAATCATTCACTGAACACGGCGTCATTATCGGTTTGGTTAGTGTTCGAGCTGACCTCACGTATCAACAGGGTTTACGTCGTATGTGGTCCCGTTCGACGCGTTATGACTTCTACTTCCCTGCGTTCGCAATGCTTGGTGAACAAGCCGTTCTTAACAAGGAAATCTATGTTACTGGTACTTCCAGCGACAACGACGTTTTCGGTTATCAAGAGCGTTGGGCGGAATATCGTTACAACCCCTCTTTGATTACTGGTTTGTTTAAGTCTACTTCTGCTGGAACTATTGATGGTTGGCATTTGGCTCAGAAATTTACTTCTTTGCCTACTTTGAACTCTACGTTTATTCAGGAAAATCCTCCTATTTCGCGTATTGTTGCTGTTGGGTCTTCTGCTAATGGTCAACAGTTTTTGTGTGACACGTTTTTTAATAACCGAGTTGCTCGTCCTATGCCTTTGTACTCTGTGCCAGGCTTGATCGATCATTTCTAATAACTATCGCCCTGTGCAAACCGATAGGTTTGCATAGGGTAAGGGGTCTATGTGAAAGATTTAATAACTTTTGTGGCGTTCGTTTTGGCTGTCTTTATGATGGTTTATCTCGTTCAGCTTTTTATTCCGTCAGGGGGTTGACATGTCTTTTATCGATAATATTGTTTCTACCGCAACTTCTGCTTCTTCTGGTTTTCCTTGGGGTGCTGCTATTGCTGGTGGTCTTTCGTATTTGGGTCAATCTAATACGAATCAGGCTAATGCCGATATTGCTGCGCAAAATAATACTTGGTCTGCCCAGCAGTATGCGACTCGTTATCAGACTCAAGTTAAGGATATGCAAGCTGCCGGTTTGAATCCTATGCTTTCTTATAACACTGGCGCTGGAGCTGCTCCTACTGCTCAGACTGTTCAATTTCAGAATGCTTTAGGTGCTGGTGTTAATTCTGGACTTGCTGGTTATACTAAGAAGGCTGAGCTTGACCAGATTAAGGCTCAGACTGGTTTAACTGACGATACTGCTGATAAGACCCGCCAGGATATGCGTACTTCAGCTGCTGCTGAAAAAACTTCTCAATCTCAAGAGAAGTTGAATGACGCTAATGTTTTGAAAACTATTCAGGATATTAAGACTGGTCAGGCTAATGCTAATGCAGCTAATAGTACTGCTGCTGTTAACATGCAAGAGGCTCGTATGCGTAAACTTGAAGCTGATTTAGGCGATAAGTTAGGCGTTGGTTTGAAAGCTGCTGTTCCTGCTTTGTCTTCTGCTGCTTCTGCTGCTTCTCGTGTTTTGGGTAAATCGGATCCTGCTACGATTAACAAAACTTTTAATTATGGTAAAAAATGATTTTTTGGAGAATTTTATGAAAATTTCTGTGCCTTTCCTTCGTACGCCGTATAACTATGACACTATGGAGGCTTCTAACGAAAGTGCTCTTGAGTGTTTAGACGAATCTCTCGCGCAACAACATGCGCGTGACGAGTGTGATATCAACACTATTGTTCGTCGTTTTGGTTTAACTGGTGAGTTGCCAAGTAACGTTCGTATGCCCCAATATGGAGACTTTACAGGGGCTACTGACTACCATACCGCATTGAATGCGGTTATTGCGGCTGATGCCGCTTTTATGCAGCTTCCTGCTGATATTCGTACCCGTTTCAACAATGATGCTGGTGCATTTGTTGATTTTTGTTCTGATGAGAACAATCGAGCCGAAGCTATCAAGCTAGGTCTCGTTCCTGCTGTTGAGGCTACTGCCGCTACTACAGCCAACCCCGCCGCCATTCAAGATGGCGCCGGGGTAGCACAGTCTTCTACTTGATGTTAACTGTGCTAGGTGACACCTTTTTTTAACTGACAATGGAGTAATCTATGAAACCGCTATACCGTAAAGCTGTGAACAAACACAAATCTGCTCGTCATTTCCATAAGCATGCCAGTCATACTATGGGTCATAACGTTAGTCCACCTCCTATGCGTGGTGGTATTCGTCTGTAAACATGGCTTGTTTTCATCCTTTGCAGGCTTACCAAACATCGGATGGTTCAATCATATTTAGTGAGAGGAAGGGGGACGTAGTCCGTTCTCTTTCTTTGCCTTGTGGTCAATGTCAGGGGTGTCGCCTTGAGCGCAGCCGCCAGTGGGCGGTGCGCTGTATGCATGAAGCGTCGCTTCATGCTGAAAATTGCTTCATTACATTAACTTATGACAATGACCATTGCCCGAGTGATCGGTCTCTGAATTATGGTGATTATCAGAGGTTTATGAAACGCTTTCGTAAGCGTTACAAGGATTCAACCATTCGTTTTTATATGGCTGGTGAGTATGGAGAGAAATTTGAAAGACCACATTTTCATGCGTGTATTTTCGGTTTTAATTTTCCTGATAGGAAGTTGTGGAAACGCACTCCTTCAGGGGCTCTTATTTATAGATCGGAATCTTTGGAAACTCTTTGGCCTTTTGGTTATAGTTCCATTGGTGATGTTACTTTTGAATCCGCTGCTTATGTTGCTCGTTATGTTATGAAGAAACGTACTGGTAAGGGCGTTGGAGATCATTACGAGACTACAGATATGGAGACTGGTGAGATTAAGGATCGTGTTCCTGAATTTAACCGCATGTCTCTTAAGCCTGGTATCGGATACGGCTTTTATGAGAAGTTTACATCCGATATCTATCCACACGATTATGTCGTGATTAATGGCCGTGAGGCCAGACCGCCTAAGTTCTATGACAAGAAATTTGCACAAGACTATCCTGAGGCTTTCGAAGCCTTACAGTTTGAACGATTCTTGGATGCTGTTGACAGATATGAAGACAACACAGATGAACGACTTGCTGTTAAAGAGCAGGTTCAGGCGGCTAAATTTTCTCGTTTGAAACGGAGTATTGATTGAATAATTTGCCTATAGCTTCTGACTATGATGTTCAGGAAGTTGTTAAGAATAAACAACCACAGTTGATGGAAATTCGCGATATAGTTCACGCCGCTAAGTTATTAAGACTTTTGAAAGCTAAAGAGCTCTTGGTAGGTTCGCAACTTGAATTTGTTCGTAATTATTTGAAAGAAAACGCATGATTAATGTCATTTGTTCCGTTAAAGATCGCGCTGCTGATGCCTTCGGTCGCCCTTTGTTTGTGCCTTCTGTTGGTTTGGCTATTCGTTCTTTTTCTGATGAAGTCAACCGTCAGGCTGATGACAATCAGATGTTTCACCATTCTGATGATTTTGATTTGTATGAGCTTGGTACCTTTGACGACGCTACTGGTATTATCGAGTGCCACGTGACCCCTAAGCAGCTTGCTATGGGAAAACAAGTTAAGGTTTCTTAAACACGGGGCTTCGGCCCCTTTTTTCTTGGAGTTTTTATGCATCGCAATCAATCGGTGTCCACACACCAATTCGCTATGGTTCCCAAAGCGGATATTCCTCGTTCTAGTTTTAACATTCAAACTGCTCATAAGACTACGTTTGATGCTGGTTATCTAGTTCCTGTTTATGTTGATGAAGTATTGCCAGGTGATACTTTTAATCTCAATATGACAGCTTTTACTCGTCTTGCTACTCCTCTTTATCCAACTATGGATAATTTGTATCTTGATTCTTTTTTCTTTTTTGTTCCTAACCGTTTAATTTGGAATAATTGGCAGAAGTTTATGGGTCAACAGGATAATCCTGGTGATTCAACTTCTTATGTAATTCCTCAACAAGTATCTCCAACCAGTGGTTATGTTGTTGGTTCTTTGCAGGATTACATGGGTTTGCCTACTGTTGGCCAAGTTACCGCTGGACAAACTGTTTCTCATTCTGCTTTGCATTTACGTGCTTATAACTTGATTTGGAATGAATGGTTCCGCGATCAGAATTTGCAAAATTCTGTTATTGTTGATAAGGGTGATGGCCCTGATATTTCTTCTAATTACTCATTGTTGAAGCGCGGTAAGCGTCATGATTATTTCACTTCTTCTTTGCCTTGGCCTCAGAAGGGTACTGCTGTTTCTTTGCCCTTAGGTACTTCTGCACCTATTATTAGTAACGGTACTAATCCCAGTTTTACTGTAGCTGGTGTTACTCGTGACATGAAGTCTCTTACCACTGGTACTTTGGACAATGCTTTATTTTTGCAATCTCCTAGCATTGCTGCTGGTGTTCAGAATGTTGCATTTAGCAATTCTGGTCTGTATGCCGACTTGAGTTCTG